CCTCTACCTATTGATTGTAATACTCTAATTTGGCTTTTAGATGGACTAGCGAAGACAATATTATGTAAGTTCCTAATATTAATACCAGTAGAAAAAGTACCCATGGAAGCAACAATAATGGCGTCTGTTTGCGTTTCAGTAATCTCACGAACTTTCTCTCTTGTATCTACATCTGTTTCACCTGAAACATAAAATAGTTTTCTATCTTCACTTACCTTTTTGGATAATATATCATGTAAAGGTTTACCATGTTTTTCTACATACTGAAATAGTATTAATGTATTTCCTTTACTATCAAGTGCAAGATTAGATATAAAATTATTTCTAGGACCATATTTAACTATAAAGTCCATTTCTTCCTGGTAGTCTCTTTTAACTTTACTATATTCTTCCTTATATTTTAAAAGTAGTATGTTTATATTTAGTTCAGCCAGGTCCTTATTATCTATTAAATTTTTAGTAGTGGTTACCTTATGTACAGGACCAAATAATCCTTCTAATACTAACTGATGTGTTTGTGTACCATCTAAAGTACCAGTTGTACCTATTCTATATTTTGCGTTAGTACATTTTTCCATTATAGAAGTAAGGGATTTTGCCTTAAACTGATGAGCCTCGTCACCTATAACCATTCCAAAATTTTCAAACCACTTCGTTGGTAATTTATATACCGACTGCCAGGTAGTTATAATAACTCTTTGAGATAGATTAAATTTTTCGCGACCTGAATATATCCTATGACAATTTTCTTCTGCTGACCAATCATCAGTAGAGGAGTAATCATTAAAGTCAGAATACATTTGTTCTACTAAAGATGTTGTTGGCACTATAATAAGTACATTTCTATTTTTACCTTCCGTAAAATTAGGCATACTTGAATCAAGAAATGCTCTAATTGCCATGTATATAATAAGTGATTTTCCTGACGCAGTAGGACTAAGTAAAAGTGATTTTCTATTTGATAGTACATGTTTTAATGCACTCAGCTGATAATCTCTAGGTTGTATCTTATTGCCATTTGCAGTAAGTTCCAATCCTTCTGTGATGTAGTTTAAATGTACATCATCTATATCTTCGGGACTTCCGTATGTATCGTTATTTTTTGTAATGATATCATAATCCCTTAACTCTGCAAATTCTTTTATATAATTAAAGAGACCGCAATACATGGTTTTCTTTCTTTGGTCAAATAATCTAATTTTACCATCCCACATACGATTACGATATGCTGGCATAAATTTATAACCAGGTACGAAGAAACAGAAGTGTTCTGATAATTCTCTTTCTACACTAGGTTCTGTTTCAATGTGTAAGAACGCTTCGTTCTTTTTAGTAATTGTAATTTTTTCCATTATATTAATTCTTGCAGCCTTTTTACTGTACTAGGTATATCATAACAAAGATAATCATACATATACCAGGCCAAAAACCTTCGGCTATTATCTTTACTAAACCAACTCATATCATCTATATAGTTATTTAGTTCAGTTAATATTCTTAAATCCTTTGTTATCCAATGATAGTCTGGATATCCATATGAAATAATTGGAACATCATTCATCATACATTCAATACCAGCAGTTGAGTTTTCTATAATGGCAACTTTAGTTTTTTGTAATATACTGTGAATTGATATATATCCACTTATCACTTGATGTCCATCACTTTGCCATTGTGATATTATTTCTTTATCTCCACTAACTTTTGGATGCAATTTAATAACTAAATTTCTATCTTTTAATTTTTCAATTATCTGACACATTTTATCCCAATGGTTCCCAAAACCAAAACCTTTTACTGTTTCGTCATTTGGTGTTTGACCTATAATTAATATATGATCATCCTTTACATCAGATATTTCTTCCCATTTATCCGTATGTGTAATATCCCATTTATTTGTTCTTCGATTTACCATTTCTTGTATCTCATGTAATTCACTTTTTTGTATTGGTCTATTTTCATATTCAGGTTTAGTAAAAGTGATACGAGAACTATTTGCATACCCTAAGTCACATATTTGGAAATGCTGACCTGTTGGGGCCGTAGGTTTAAATATAATAGAATTTTCAGGCATATCAGGTTCGATATCTCTGCAGGTATGATTGTATATGTGAAGGTCTGGATTATCTTTTACTTTTTCATGACCTAAGATATCCAAAGAATGCTCGATACAATTAGCCGCATAGGCAAACTGTAATTTATAAGTATAACGATGTTCGTATAGTTTATATCGCATTAAATTCCGCTAGTAAACTTTCTCCATTCAATCATATTTTTAATATTCTGATGTCGCCATTTAATGTTTTCTAGTATTTCTTTTAGTGTGTCACATATCTCTTGTGTATATTCTATTTTCGCCTGATGTTCTTGTATAACAGGGTCTGCGTCATACCACTTATCCATGTCACCTTTAAGTACAGTAAGGCCATTTAGTGGATCATAGTCCCAACCTTTTTGGTCCATTTCTTCTTGACTTAATTTGCCGTTATAATGCGACCATTTGTCCCTAAGTAGTACCTTAAAGTCCATATCGAGTTTTTTAAGTTTTAGCCTATTGACACTTAATAGTTCTAAGTATTTTGAGTGTAGTTTTGCGGATTGTCTAGACGAGTCATCAAGATTCATTTCATCTATCTCTGAATCTTTTTTCCACATTATATGTATTTGTTCGAGATTATTCATAATGTATATTATAACACATTTTACCCTAAAAGTAAAGTGTTATTCTGTAAATTCGTATGTTGAGTAGGCAAATGTTACCGTTGCCTGTAAATATTCCACCTCTGCACCTTTAACATCAAAGGCCAGTTCAGATAATGCAATTGGAAATACATCTTTTATTTTTACTCTTTTAGTTACATTATTGTGACTATTTAATATTAGAAGTTCAGCATCTTCTTTCTGATCCTCTTTTTCATTTATACATCTATGCATCCAATTAAATGTTTCAATATAATTTTCCATATCTTCTGTTACATTAAAAGTAATTGATAAATCACCAAACTGTAATCTATCTCCAGTAAATGCTAAATTTGCTCCACGATATGGTTGTGGACTTTCTGGTAATGAAATATCTGGTAGTGAAATACCAGTACAAAAGTATTCGAGGTTAGGAAACTTTGCCCTATCTATAGAGAATTGAAATCCTATAGGACTAAGAAAGTTTTTATTAGTAGTTAATGTTGCCATATATCTATTTATACAATCCTAGCCCTTGATTATTTACTTCTCGTTTACAAACTCATTCAATTCTGAGGCAACAGAAATAATGTCCTGTGCTGAAATTGATTGGGATGGTAAAGGTTTCTTATCGTCAGGATGATTATCGTTGTGACTATAAGTCGCATCAACTTTCCTTTGTAAGTTATCAGTAAGTATGCCTTGAGCCATACTAAGTAAATCAGCTCTTATTTCATAGCCGCTTTTTCCGTTTGCCATAATATTCCTCCTGTGTGTATGTGTTTTTATTATGTACTATATTATATATACACGAAAAAAAAGGGAGACCGAAGCCTCCCTTAAAATTAGTGTAAACTAATGATTAGTCAACCATTATGTCGTCTACTCTAAAGATTCTGAAGTATTGGTTACCCCTTGCAGTGTAATCAATAGCATCTCTTGATACAAATGGATTTTCTACCATGCCGTATCTAGTTTTGAATCCTATTCTTGGTTGGAAATCATTCTCACCAACGGCTTTAACCATTGTTAGTGGAACGTATGGGCAGTAGAATAAACCTGCGTCATATGGATTTGAACCTCTGTATCCAACAAGTGCGAAATCGCCTGTAGCATATGGATCAATATATACTTTCATTTTGCCGTTAAGAACACCAACAAAAGTATTACCTGTATCATCAACATTTAAGTTAGTTGATAATGCTGGAGTGTAGTCCATCATACCTGCAGCTGCAAGAGCAGAAGCAACATCAGAAGAACAAATAACAAAGTTACCTTTTCCTCTTCTTGTTTCTTTAGCAATAATATTTGCTTCTCTTTCTAGTTGCATGATAAGTCCTTTGAACTTCTCTACCATCCATCTACCATCTGAGTCAGTAGCTACATCAAAAGCACCTTTTAGTGCAACTGATGTTTGTTGAGCACCTAACTTAGCTCTTAACATAATTGTTCTAACAACTTCTCTGTTGATTTCTGCAAGAATTTCAGCAGATAGAATGTTAGCCAATTCGCCTTCAGCATCCAATCCATGGATAGCTTTAAGGTCTTGAGCAAGTTCCATTGTGTACTCAGCTTTTAGAGCTCTTGACTTAGCAGTTACTGTTGATTTCTCAATAGTGAATGCCATTTCTCCGAAAGCACCATCGCCAGTCTCGCCGACACCTAGTCTTTCAGCAGCAGCTGTTGAAAGACCTGTACCTACGCCACCAATTGTGTCTTCGTTGTTAAGTCCGTCGCCAGTTGTTGCGTCTAGCACACCTTCAAGACCAGTTACTAAGTTTGAGTGAGTACCTGTTCCTGAGAAGTCTGTATCAGCTTCGTTAAATAATGCCTCGTTTCCAGTTTGTGAACCAAACTTAGATTTCATTGCAAAGATAAGTCCTGTTGGACCAGTCATAGGCTGAACACCTGCGATATCATATGCAATCAAGTTAGGCATTGCTCGTCTTACTAGAGAAATTAACACTGGATCAAAAGTACCGATATTATTTGGAGCAGAACCTGAGCCAATGTTGTTAGCTGCAGCTGCCTCTGATATCATATTACCTTGTGAATGTGCTGATTCTTCTCTTAGAGCAACTTCTTGGTTTTCCAACAATCTAGCTGTAACAGCTTTCTTGTATGGATCCTTGATCTCTGTAGCAGAACTATGTTCTAGTACTGGAGACCACTTTTCGATTAATTGTGAATCTGCGTTAAACATTTTTAGTTTCCCCTATATGTTTATAATTATTTATTAAATTTAGTTATAGCTTGTGAGTATCTAGCCATTGCATCTGATAAGTCAACTTGTACTTGATCATTTCCAATTACACTTTCCACTTCATCAACTGATTCTACTATATCTTTTTGGAAGTATGATTCTTTAACAGTTCTAACTTTCATTTCAAAGTTATCTCTATTATCAAAATCAATATCTTCTACTAGTGATTCTAGTTTCTCAGCTTCTGTTTCCGCAAGCCCTGAAGATTGTTCTCTTACTATCTCAGCTCTTTCTAATGAATTAACTGATTCGCTTAGTTTGATATTATCTTCGGTTGATCTGTTGAGTTGTGCCTCAAGTTCAGTTACTTGTTCTGATAATTCATCAACAAGGTCAACTTTACTTTCTGGTACATCAACATAATGTTCTACGAACACTTTTTGTAAAGAAGCCATAAACTCTTCTGCAATTTCAGTTCTAAGACCGTTATTAATTGCAACTTCGTTGTCTGTCATCCAGTTTTCAACTACATAGTTCAAGTAGCTATCTACTTTTTCTACTAGTGAATTCTGAAGGTCAGTTACTTCTTCTTCTAAGTTTTGCGCGTATTCAGCTTCGAGTCTTTCAACCTCTTGTGACAGCTTTGAAGTTAGAACTGCTTCAAAGATAGCTCCAGCCTTTCCTCTGAATTCATCAGAAAGTGTTGCTTCTTCTTTGACTAAGTTATCTAAATCTTCATCAAAATCAACTGCCTCGACTTTAGCTTTAACAACCTCACCATGTTTCATGTCAGGTCCTTTTCCGCCTGGTGCCTTAGCTTGTTTGATTTTTTTACTAGCGTCATCTACAGATTTTACAGAATCTTCTTCTGAAGTTTCGTCCACTTTAGCCATTTTGGCATAAAGCTTCTGAGCGTCTTCTTTTCTCGCATTCTTCAACATTTCAACAGCAGCTTGAATGACTCCAGCCTTAGTTTTAGGAATAGAAACGGAAGGAGTTTCCTCTTTTACTTCCTCTTCTTCTTCATCTTCTTCAACTTCGTCTTCGTCTTTCCCTTCAACAAGAGAATCCTCGTCTAAAACAATCTCATCATTCTCAACGAGCTCTTCTGTCTGCTCTTCTTGTATGTCTTCGATAGCGTTTATATCTTTATCGTCGATTGACATAGCTTTCTCCTATAGTT